AAGTTGTTGATGCGGCTCCAATGACACGAGGTGACTACAACACTCTACGTGGTTGGAAGACTCCAGCAGATGAATCCCCAGAGGATGAAGGCTATCTGGTAGAGTATGTAGGTCAGGGTAACCCTAACCATTCTGGTTATGAGAACTATATCTCATGGTCACCTAAAGATGTGTTTGAATCTTCTTATACCTTGTCGGGTACTCCACTGGAACGTTTGCACTTGGAAGAGACTGAGCTGGAGAAGAAGATCTACAGTTTAAGTAAGTTCATGACGTCAGATCATTTTTATACTCTTGAAGGTCAGGCACAGACTCTATTACGTATGCAGCTTGAAGTTATGCGTACTTATAGTTCTATTCTTGGTTTACGCATTGCTAACTTCAAGTAAGACAAGAGGGGCTTAATGCCCCTTAGTCAATTGGGAAGTACTTGTTGAAGAAAGGTACATACTTATCCCTGCACCACTCAGCCACTCTCTGTAACCAGTCACCAAACCACTCTAATGCATTGCCTACTGCAAACAGTACCCAACAGCAGAAGACAAAGGGGAAGCAGAGATAGCGCACTGTCCAGTTAAAATATTTCATGATGTTTACCTAAGTTAACCTATAGATTAAACTCCAGACAATAACTGGAGGTGTTTATGTCAAAGATTACGCTAGAAGAGTTTAAGAATGCTTTGCCGAGTAACCTGGGTAAGAATGCCAGTGTTAAGCTGGTGGATAAGATTAATGATATCCTGAATAATGACCCTGGTTTTGCAGAGCAGTATGCACACAATCTCTTTCAGTACACTAACGTACTGTCCAATGGTAAATACAAACTCAGTAACTATGTGGAAGCTGTGCAGTTTGTAAGTTACCTGTCTATGGGTATGTCAAACCAGGATGCCTGGATTAAGACTTTCCCTGATCGCTATAAATATTATCTGAGTAAAGGACTGTCTTCGAAGGAGGTCAGTGCTTATGTCAGTATGTACTCTAACTCTAAACTGGTATCCAGCCTTAAAGAGGTAGCGTATATTCCTGTTCATATTATGTACAGGCATGTATTCCATGATGCTGTGATGCACCAGGCATTGCTCATGAAGACTGCCACTAGCGAGAAGGTGCAGAGTGATGCAGCCACTGCACTGATGAACTACCTGCGGCCTCCTGAAGCTAAGAAGGTGGAGCTGGATGTTTCTGTGAAACAGGATACCACCCTAACCGAGCTGAGACAGGTTATGGAAGGTTTGAGCCGTGAGCAGCAACAAGTCATTGCCAGTGGCATGAGAACAGCCAAGGAGATTGCTGAGGGCCGTATTATCGAAGGTGAGGTAATCAGCGATGACGATTGACCAATGGTATGCCTGGTTATTTCTAACATACCTCATGTGCTGGATAGCAGTGATTATATTGCCACGTAAGAAGCGTCCAGCACTGGGAGAGGAGAAAGGTTATGAGTAATATTTTTGACGTTGAACAGCCAAAGAAAACGGTAATAGATTGGCTAAACGGGGTGTCTTATGCAGAAGATCCTACGTATAAGCCGAGTCTGTTTGCTTTGCAGTTCGTTAACTTTATCAAGCTGGTCAATGGTGGTCAGGGCGAGGAGCATAAGACTCCGGTGCTTCACTACAAAATGCTGGACACTGTTGTATCGGGTGATCGGCGTATTGCTAATATGGTACACCGTGGTGCTGCTAAAACTACTGTGATGGCTGAGTACCTGTTCTTGTACTTGGGTGTGTTTGGTAGTCTGCCTGAGTTTGGTCGTATTGAGCTGGCCCTGTATGTTTCTGACTCCGTGGATAACGGCGTGAAGAACATGCGTAAGAACTTAGAATTCCGTTGGGAAAACTCAGACTTCCTGAAGCGAATGATCCCTAAAGCCAAGTTTACGGATATTCGTTGGGAGTTTACCAACCTGGAAGGGCAAACCACAGTAATCAAAGGCTATGGTGCTAAGACGGGTGTCCGTGGTACGAAAGAAATGGGTAAACGTCCTAAGCTGGCGATCCTTGATGACCTGGTATCGGATGAGGATGCACGCTCACCTACCATCATTGCTGCTATCGAGGATACGGTATACAAGGCAGTAGAGTACGCATTGCACCCATCCAACAACATGATGATCTGGTCTGGTACTCCCTTTAACGCAGGTGACCCACTGTATAAAGCAGTCGAGTCCGGGGCGTGGACTGTCAACGTCTACCCAGTATGTGAGATGTTCCCCTGTGAGGAATCAGAGTTCAGGGGTAGCTGGCCTGATCGTTTCGATTATCGTTATGTCAAACAGCAGTATGAGAAAGCATTGCTGGGCGGCAAGATTGCCATGTTTAACCAGGAACTGATGCTTAAGATCATGTCTGATGAAGACAGGCTGATCGCTGATGGGGATATTCGTTATTACTCCCGTGCTGCCCTGCTGAAGAACAAGAACAACTATAACTTCTACATCACCACTGACTTTGCTACCAGTGACAAGCAGTCTGCTGACTTCTCTGTTATCTCTGTGTGGGCACTAAACAATAACGGTGACTGGTTCTACGTGGATGGTATCTGTGAACGCCAGCACATGGGACAGAACATCAGAGACTTGTTCCGTCTGGTTTCTCAGTACAATCCACAGGAAGTTGGTATTGAAGTTACTGGTCAGCAGTCTGGTTTCATTCCATGGATTATTGAACAGCAGATTGATAAGAACATCTTCTTTAATCTGGCTTCCAGCAACAACTCCAGCCAACCGGGTATTCGTCCTACTACTGATAAGCTTCAGCGTTTTAACGTAGTGGTGCCTTGGTTTAAAGCTGGGAAGATGTACTTTCCTTCAGAGCTGAGAACCAGTAAAGCATTGATTGAGATGATGGAAGAACTTCGTCTTGCTTCACTGGGTGGCTTCAAATCCAAACATGATGATGCGATCGATACCATTTCTCAGCTGGCTTTACTGAAAACCTTTAAGCCAGGGGCAGCTGCACCTGTATACTACAACGAAGAGAAAGACGTGTGGTATGAGCCAGACGTTGAAGTAGATACTCGACTCAGTAGCTATCTGGTTTAAGGATCCTGTATGAAACTGAAATTATCAGATGTGTTAGAGAACTTGGCAGCGGGTGAGTTATCTCACCTCTCCTTGTTTGAGAATGGGGCGGATATCCCATTTGAAACTTTTAATAAACGACTGTTGCCCATTATCAATGCTGGTTTAACCGATATCCATATGCGTTTCTTTGTGAAACAGAAAGAGGTATGGCTCAAGCATTGCTGTGGGGATACTAAGCTGGTGCTGGATAGAAAGAATGCAGTGTCTGCTCATAAGCTTCGTGGCAATGCTTTCATCCAGGATTGTGACGATCCCTTTAAGGATGATGTGGTAGAGATCCTTTCTATCTATAACCAGGACGGACAACCATACCCGCTGAACATGGACACAGACCACACCCAGCCGAAAGGCTGTGGGTGTGGGCGTGGACATGGATGCAACTGTACACCACCAAACTCATGGGCACGATATGACAGCACTTTGGACTACCCGGCAACCATCACCACCAGAACCCCCTTCGGTAGCTATGGTAGTTGTGGGCCTGGCTTGCCTGTGCTGTATACTCCTGCTGTTAATGTGATCAGACTACCGGAGAATATGCCTTCTGGTTTCATGAAGGTATTTTATAAAGCTGCTCCTGCTCGTATTCCTAAGCTGGAGGATAATGGGGTAACTACCTATGATCGTATTGATCTGGACTTGCCCTTTACTTATCTGGATGCTCTGGTTTACTACATCTCATCTCGACTGACAGCACCTACCAATGGTGGGCTACAGACAGGGACTAATGAGACTACCCAGTACTACAATAAGTATCTGTCTGCTTGTGCAGTACTTACTGATCAAGGGATGGATGTGTCTACTCAGGGATCTGGTTACAGCAGGTTTGCTAAGTCAGACTTCAGATAAAAATAAAGCCCCTTAACCGGGGCTTTTCTTATTAACTTTTAAAAGCATGAACAATACTGCGGAAGATATAATCTTTAGCTTTCTGTTCTGCGGGTAATTGTTCATAAGGAATGAAACAAGGGTGCTCCTTTTTAACAGGGTCTTTTACTTCCCCGTATACCCAACCTTCAGCTTCTTTCTGGGCTAACCAGCTATTATGGCTGGCCTCTGGGCCATGATCCCCTGATAGATGGAATTTGACACCAGCAATAGCAGAGTCTTTTTGCCATTGTGGGGCATCTTCCCAGGAGGGTTGACTGAAATCCCCTAAAGCTTCACAGTAACCCTTATTAGCTGCATGACAGGCTTTTGCAATCGTTTCCACATTAACTTGCGGAAACTCATGCATTAATAGCTGATTAGCTTTTTGAAGCATATGAGCCATATCAGCAGATTCAGCCATCACTGCTTGAGCAGCAGTCAAAATAGTATTGAGGATAGGGCCATTGGGCATATCATTTAATTTCATTTCTGGTTTTCCTCGAACAGTTTCTGCTTCAGGAGATAACCTTCTTTCTCCCAGATCTTTTCGAAAGCATTCTTGTATGCTTCTTCCTGTCCAATAGCTTCATTGTAGATTTTAGGATCTACACAGGCAGAAGTACCTTCAACCTTGAAGCCATTCTCAAGGATGATAATGCAGATGGTTACCAGCTTGAGTTCTTCAAGATCACGCTGAATGTACCCTCAGTTACTGTCTTTAAGGGCTTCACCAGCATTGATGAAGTACACACCACGGATCTTGGCTTCGATACTTGCTTTGGTTACGGTAGTCATTTGGATTCCTTTAAATAAACTTCGGGAAGATACTCTACAAAATACCCTAACTTTTGTTTAGTTGAGGTATCTGTACCTTTTACTAATCTTTCTACTTCAGTCCTTAGATGAGATTCAATTGCCCAAACATCAAGGTCTTCTAAAGAAACACCTTCAGGTGGTCTATGAAGAATACTATCTACAGTGATGTAGCCATTGAGGGCAAACACCTTAATGACACTGAAGCCTTGCTTATCTGTATGCATTGATTTACTCCAGATAAAGAAAAACCCCTCCGAAGAGGGGCATCCTAGGCAGTTTACGTTTGCCAAACGAGGCTGGCGGTAACTTACTATCTCTACTGATTTGAGGGTGGCACCCATGGGTTGATAGCCCAGAGATTAGTGTTACCTAACGGTCTTCCGGTAGCGAGTCGGAAGTTGGCCGGAGCATCTGGATTCGAACCAGAGAATGTCGGTATCAAAGACCGATGCCTTAACCTACTTGGCTATGCTCCAATTTGGTGGAAGGTGAAGGATTCGAACCTTCGGGCGCATCTCTGCACCTCCTGATTTCAAGTCAGGTACAATCGGCCTCTCTGACAACCTTCCTAAATTTGGTGGGGGAAGATGGAGTTGAACCACCCGAGCTTCTTAGGCAACAGATTTACAGTCTGTCCCACTACCTCTACGGTCTATTCCCCCAAATTTGGCGATGGGACTGGGACTCGAACCCAGCTATCATAGATTAACAGTCTACCGCTTCACCGTTTAGCTATCCCATCTTATTTATAAAAACACTCTTGAATATCTTTATAAATAAGCCCCTGTAAAGTAGGGGCTACTCCGAGTTCGATAACCTGGTTCTGGTTCCAGGGTACTCCAGCTTTTAGACCTTTGTACATAACAGGGCACTGCCTGTGTTTGAAATACCTTGTTGAGGGTATGGCAACAGAATCAACATCGCAACACGCTTCATCTGTTCTAAGTACATTCGTAAATATACTTAAAAAAGAAGCCCCGGCGAACCAGGGCTAAAGCAGGAATCCAATCCGAATCGTTCGCTGGATTTAGTTATGCCATATCTGATCTAGATAGACAAGTGCATTCCATTAATGATTTTAGAAACAGCCTGGTACTTATCTGCTTGTTCGGGATCGTAGTCAGGGAACAGAGTAGAAAAGTCAGGTTCTTTGAAGGTGACCATATTCTTGAGGAATTTACCTTCTGGGTATTCCTTACCATCAATAACAGTGGTTTTAGCCACTTTGATGTAAGCACGAGGGTATTCACCTTCAATGGTGAGTTCACCGTCACCAAAGCCCATAGCCCAGTAGTAAGACAGGGCATCTTCCACCTCATCTTCATGACGAATGAATTTAGTCAGATTGGACTCATGAACCAGATCATAGATCTTATTCGCATCGAAACCAGCAACGTGAGCCAGGCCATAAGCCACAGTGAGAATATCCCCAATAGCATCTGCTAACTGGATCATATTTACTGGGCCAACCTCAGCATTCGTTAGGCGTTTCTGCAAATGTACCTGTACCATCATGTCAGGGTTACTGGCTTCAATGGCTTCAACTGATTCTTCAAGACACAGCTTTGCCTGTTTTCTGATAGCATTGACATTAGGATTGGAGAGATCGCCTTTAGGGTTACCAAAAGCAATATTGAGTTCAGCTACTTTTTCGGCATTGGACTTCATTTGTATGGCCTCTTTCTGGTTTAATACATCAAATTATTTACTAAGGTTAGAACACTATGAACGATGAAGATCAGAGCGTAAGTGTAGCTTACCATGATCACCCTGTAGGCATCGAGACAGGATGGAAGAATCCACCTACTCTATCGATTCTTAAACAGGATCTGACCAATGCTACACCTATTCATGATACTCAGACCGCGAAGATAGCGGAGTGGGAACGCTACCGTAAAGGTAAGACGACTACCCCTAAAGGTGAGGGGCAATCTAAGATTCAGCCTAAGCTTATTCGTAAGCAGGCTGAGTGGCGTTATGCTGCTTTGTCTGAGCCATTCCTATCTACCCCAGACTTATACAACATTAACCCAGTAACTTGGGAAGATGTTCCTGGTGCTAGACAAAACAGTTTAATTCTTAATAACCAATTTCAGACTCAGATTGATCGTGTTGCTTTCATTGATGCCTACGTTCGTAGTGCAGTAGATGATGGCACGATCATTGTTCGTGTTGGTTGGGATTTTGAAGAAAGAGAAGTCCCTAAACAGGAGCCTGTATACTCTTTCTCAGTTGCTGCTGACATGATGGATATCTATCAAAAGATGGCCCAAGTTGAGCAGGAAAATCCTGTATACCTCTTAAACTATCCTCAGCAATTACAGGATGGTTATGAGATTCTCAAAAGTACAGGGATCCCCTATGCACTGACTCCTATTGGTGTAGCTAACACTACCGAGATGAAGACAATTAAGAACTGTCCTACGGTAGAAGTCTGTGATTTAAATAACCTGTATGTAGACCCTTCTTGTAAGGGTGACCTGGATAGCGCTAAGTTTGTTATCTATTCTTTTGAAACGTCCCTTGCAGAACTCAAAGCAGATGGGCGATACAAGAACCTGGAGAACATCAATGTCTCGAACAGTTCACCTCTCACTGAGCAAAACTATGAAGCACCTAATGACCCCAACTTCCAGCCGGAAGGTAAACCTCGAAAAAGAATTGTTGCTTATGAGTATTGGGGATATTGGGATACTGATAATTCTGGTTTGTTACGCCCTATTGTAGCAACCTGGGTTAACGGTATATTGATCCGTCTGGAAGAGAACCCTTTCCCGGACAAGAAGATTCCGTTTGTCTCTGTTCCTTATCTGCCTGTAAAAAACTCTATCTATGGCGAACCAGATGCAGAACTGCTGAAGGATAACCAGGATATCATTGGCGCTGTAACCAGGGGTATGATTGACTTGCTCGGTAAGTCAGCCAACTCTCAGACTGGTTTTGCTAAGAACATGCTGGATGAAACCAACAAGCGTAAATTCCAACGTGGTGATGATTATGAGTTTAACCCTGGTACTGATCCTCGTGTAGGTATTCATACCCATACCTTCCCTGAGATTCCACAGTCTGCTCAGTTTATGCTTCAGCTTATGAACAATGATGCTGAATCACTGACTGGGGTTAAGTCATTCTCAGGGGCAGAAGGTATTTCTGGTGCTGGTTTAGGTCAAACAGCTGCTGGTGTACGTGGTGCATTGGATGCTGCTTCTAAGCGTGAGCTTGGTATCCTTCGTCGCTTATCCAATGGACTCATTAAGATTGGTCGTAAGATCATTGCAATGAATGCTGAGTTCCTGGATGAGGAAACTGTGGTTCGTATTACTGAAGATCAGTTTGTGCCTATTCGTCGTGATGACTTACCGGGTAACTATGATCTTCGTCTTACTATCTCTACAGCTGAAGATGATCAGGCTAAAGCTCAACAACTTGCTTTCATGCTGCAAACCAGTGCTCAAACTCTTGGCCCTGACTTCAGTAAGTTGTTCCTTGCTGAAATTGCACGGTTGAACAAGATGCCTGATATGGTTCGTAAGATCGAACAGTACCAGCCACAACCTGATCCAATGCAGCAGATGATGCAGCAGAAACAGCTTGAATTACTTCAGGCTCAGATCAACCTTACCAATGCTCAAGCTATGGCTGAAGGTAGTAAAGGTCAGCTTAACCAAGTTAAACAAGGTACTGAGATGGCTAAAGCTGGTCAGATCCAATCTCAGACTGACAAGAATAGTCTCGACTTCTTGCAGACTCAGAATGGTGTTAAACATCAGCAGGCTTTGGAAATGGAACAAGCTAAGGGTGATACCTTACTTGCTGCCCAAGCTCTTAAACAGCAGGGCACTCTGGATCAGATTCAGGCACAGCATCAATCTGGTTTACTCCAGCAACTTGCTAATACCAGACTGAACCATAATAGCCAGCTTCAGTTGTTAAGAGCACAGAGGGATTTAAATCCTCCTACTCAAAGCACTGGTAATAACTCGTAATTTATTTAAAACTATAGGCAGGAAGGGCAATTTGTTGTATTGTCCTCCTGCTTCTTTCATGAGGTTTCTATGAACATCAATAATCTCGACAACGATATAAAAAAGTATAAGCAACAAGTAGCACTGGGTGAGGCTTTAGAACGTCTGGAAGTTAATCCAGATTTTCGTATGCTTATTGAACTCAACTATCTTGGTACTCATGCTTTGGATCTGGTTTATTCACGTACTCGTGATATGACCCCAGATAATGAAATCGCTCGGAAGATTGATGCTGTAGCTACCTTTAAGCAATATCTGGATGAAGTAAAAGATAACCGGGCAACGGCTACTAAATCTCTCAGAGAAGCAGAGCAGACCCGAGAAGAATTTTACGACGAGGACTAACCCATGAGTAATTCAAATGAGCAACTAGATCCGAATGACATCTTCTCCATGTCTGAGGATGAATTAAGCAAATTTGATCCTGAAAAAGCAGCAGCGGAAGCTGATGCCCTGGCTACAGCTGAAGAAACTCCTGAAGAACATCAGGAAGAAACTCCTGAGACTGAAGAAGAAACAGAGCAGCCAGAGGAAGAAACCAATTCTGAAACTGATCCTGAGCAACCGGAAGAAACTTCTGATAACCCAGAAGACACAGATCCTAAAGCACAGCCTCAGCAGACTGATCCTGACTCCAGCAACGAAAACGCCCCGGACTATAAAGCGTTATATGAGCAAATTGTTGGTAAGCCTTTCAAGGCTAACGGTCGTGACCTCACCATTAAATCTGCCGATGAAGCTGTTAAGCTCATGCAGATGGGTGCCAACTACCATGAGAAGATGGCTGCTCTGAAACCAGTTCGCCGTGTTGCTCAGATGCTTCAGCAAGCTAATGCAATGGATGAATCCACTGTGGCTTTCCTTCTGGATCTTCACAATAAGAAACCAGAGGCAATTGCAAAGCTCGTCAAGGACAGCGGTATTGATCTGTATGAGTTCGACGTAGCTCAGGCAGATAACTATCAAACCAGTTATCAAGCTCCAACTGATGTTCAGATGCAGCTTAATGACACCATTGAAACATTAGCTACTCAACCTGGTTTCCAGGAAATGTTCAATGGTATTGCTCAAAGCTGGGATGATGTAAGTCAGAAGTTCATTACTGAAAACCCAGGTATTCTGGGTGTGCTTCAGGAAATGAATACTCGTGGTGAATACCAGCAGATCATGGATGAAGTTAGTCGTCGTCGGTTGTTCCAACCAGAACTGGCAGCACAACCAATGCTTCAGTTATTCCGTGATACTGAAGTACGTTTACGTGAAGCTGGTCTGTTAAAAGCTACTGCTACCCCTGAACAAATTCAGCAGGTACAGCAAGCTCAAGCTCCAGTTGTTGCTACCACTACTCAGCTTAAACAGGGCACTGCCTCTCAAACTGCTCAAGCACGTCGTGCAGCAGCTGCACCTCGTCAAGCTCCACAAACCAGTCAACGTAAATTAACTCCTGAAGATATCTTTTCCCTTTCTCCAGAAGAATTTGCTAAGATTGACCCAAGCAAATTTAATTAAGAGGTTACTGACCTATGGTTATGCAATATAAGGCTCCTGCCCAAGGTAAACCGTCCAGCGTTGGCCCGCAGATTAATACTGCGTATTACCAGCGTAAGGCGATGGAAGATGCTCAGAAAGAGCAGTACTTTACTCAGCTGGCTTCTGCCAAAGCCATTCCGTCTAACTTCGGCAAAAAGCTGAAGATGTTCCATTACCTGCCACTGCTTGATGATCGTAACATTAACGATCAGGGTATCGATGCAACTGGTGCTAAAATCGCTAATGGTAACCTGTATGGTTCCAGCCGTGATATCGGTACTATCCCGGACAAATTCCCTGTACTGGGTGAAAACGGTGGTCGTGTTAACCGTGTTGGTACTACTCGTATTGAACTGGAAGGTTCTTTCGAGAAGTTCGGTTTCTTCATTGAGTACACCCGTGACTCTCTGAACTTCGATACCGATGCTGAACTGCTCCAGCACGTCAACCGTGAGATCATGATTGCTGCATCTGACATGAACGAAGATGCCCTGCAAATCGACCTGATCAACAACGCTGGTACTATCGTCTATGCAGGCGATGCCAACTCTCGTGCTGAACTGGGCCAGGGCGACGTCCTGTCTTACAGTAACTTCATGAAGCTGGCTATGGCTTTGGATAAGGCTGATACGCCGAAGAAAACCACCATCCTGTCGGGTACTCGTAATATCGATACTCGTGTAATCCCAGCTGCTCGCTATCTGTTCTGTGGCCCTGAATTGCGTCCTACCCTGGAAGCAATGAAGAACCTGCACGATCAGCCAGCATTCATCTCTGCTGAACATTATGCTGCGGGTACTTCCCTGGCTAATGGTGAAGTAGGTTCAGTAGGTCAGTTCCGTCTGATCGAAAACCAGAAGATGATGAAGTGGTCTGGTGGTGGTGCTACCCTGACTGGTGGCGATGAGTCTGTGTATTACAACGATGGCACGAAATACGATGTATTCCCTCTGCTGTGTGTTGGTGATGACTCCTTCTCTACTATCACGTTCCAGACTTCTGGTAACCGTGTGAAGTTCGAGATCAACAGCCGCAAACCAGGTGATAACGTTGACCGTACTGACCCGTATGGTGAAACTGGCTTCATCTCTATGCGCTGGTTCTACGGCTTCATGGCTCAGCGTCCAGAGCGTATTGGCCTGATCATGACCACTGCTAAGATGTAATACTGGTTTATTAAATCAGTTTGCATTAAGCTTAAAGCCGGGGAATCCTCCCCGGTTTTTTATTAACTAAAGGTAGGTAAGAAATGTCACAGTACACTGAACAAGATCGTGAATTACTGGAAGCTCAGGCTAACCAACTGGGTGTAGATTTCCACCCTAATATCAGCTCTGAAAAACTGGCTGCACGTATTGCAGAAGTTATGGAAGGGCAAGAACCCCAAGAAAAAGAACGCCCTACTAAAGGCGAAACCAAAGAACAACGTCGCCAACGTAAGCATAAAGAAGCTATGTCTCTGGTTCGTTGTCTCATCGTCTGTAATGACCCAAATAAACGTGAGTGGCCTGGTGAATGGTTGGGTGTATCCAACGGTGCTGGTGTCCAGATTCGTAAACTGGTTCCGTATAACCAACCTGATAAACCGTTCCACTTACCTCGTATCATGGTAAACATGCTGCGAGAAAAACAGGTTCAGATCTTTACTTCTAAACCTGGTAAATATGGCACTACTATTCGAGTGCCTAAATCTATTCCAGCCTATACCATTACTGAGCTGCCTCCACTGACCCAAGCAGAGCTGGATGAACTGGCGCTTAGTCAGCTGCAACGTGGTGCTCTGGACGACTAAGGATAAACCATGACTAACATTACCATTGATACAGTAGTAGCCCCTGATCTGGATATTACAGATCTTACTACTATTGATCTTAAAGGTACTGGTGTCTGGGATAAGTTGCTGCAAACAATGCGTGTTCAACTCAATGAACAGTTTGAGAAGAACCGCATTACTGGGCCTACCTACGGGCAGACCTATGCAGCAACTTATGATTCTACTCTGCAAGCTGCTATCTCATTTCTCTTAGCCAAAGAACGTCAGGCTTTGGAGTTTAAGCAGCTTGAATTGCAGGGTGATCTTACCCAAGCTCAGATTGACCAGATCCACGATCAGATGCAGAAAACGCCTTATGAGATTGAGCAGATCCAGGCTCAGACGGCTAATATCATTAAGGACACTGAGCTTAAAGACTATCAACTGAATTCCCTGTACCCAGCTCAACTGGAGCAAGCCAATAAACAAATTGAGTTGTTGGAAGCCCAGATTGATGTTCAGAGGGAACAGCTTGCTCTCTTGAGTGAGCAGGTGGAACAAGCGAAGGCACAGACTGAATACTATGCTCAGAAAACTATTACTGAAAAAGCTCAGACTGACTCAACTGTCATTGGTTCTGGTTCTGTTATCGATGTTCAAGTCGAGCTGATGAATGCACAGAAAGACGGGTATAAACGTAATGCTGAACAGCAAGCTGCTCAGATTATGTCGAACACCTGGAACGTGCGTAGACAGACTGACGAGGACACCTCGGCCAACAGTACTAACCTGCTGGATGATGCTACGGTAGGTAAAGCTATCCAGAAACTCTTAGCAGGTATTGACGTAACTGTTAGCCCCTCCTAATAGTCTGATATATCATGAAGGGAGCCTAGTGCTCCCTTCTTTTTTATGAGGTCACCATGGGACTTTTTAGCGGCAAGAAAAAGACATACAGGGATTTTTCATACTCCCGTTTAATAAATGATGACTACTTACCTGATGTAATTGGACAGGCTATCACTACCTATGTGCTGGATACAGATAACACCAAGTCACTAACTGATCTGATGCTGGAATATGGATGGTCTGCTAACAATGTTAAGTGGGATGCTGCTTATCGTTGGGCAGCAAAAGGTAAGTACACTTATGGTTTACCCACCGTATCTACAGTAGCTGTTACTGACTTTACTGGGGCAGAATCTTTAAATGATGTTCTGGTTTCTCTCACAGGGCAGTCAGCTTTAACCTATGTTTACAGCCAATTTGTGCCTGGCAATTTCAGACATGCCATGTGGCAACAGCTAATTTCTACTCAAGGGTATAACCCAACTTCTAATGAGTTATCTACCCAATCCTCAGCTTTGGGTACTGCTTGCTATCTCCATAACGCTATTAACTTTATCACCCCTGAAACCAGTGAAAGAGCTGAAGATGTTATGTTTGAGCATTGGGGGTACTCACCTCAGAGTGGTTATACACCAACAAGAGTGCAGGACTTAACCAGAGCAGATACACCAGATGAGGTTAGCTCTACTGGTTCCAACTATATCCGTGTTGAGTACGCTTTTAGCTTTGTTGGGGTTAAGCGGATTACCACCGTAGAAACCACTAAGGTAACCACCACTGTACGCACCCCAAATGGATCAGGTGGGTATGATGATGTAGTTACTGAGGAATCCTCAGATACCACCAGCAACACTACAGACTGGAATGGATTTACCATGCCACCTGATGTGATTAGCTCAGTGGATGTGGGAACTTCTACCAATGAGATTGATGAGACTGACCCTACTCAAACCACTGAAACTACTGATCCTGATACAGGCGTGATCACGATAGTAGAGACTGAGGTATCTCGGCATATCACAACTAATACAGTCAATGTTAATGTCGTTGCCTTTTTTAATACTGGTTTTGGAGTTTATGACTACAACCCAGCAGATGAAGACATTGATACAGATACTGTACTTGATGATAGCGACTCAGGGGACTATGACCCTAATGCTGTGTTAGATCCTAGTGGGGAAGATACCGATGATAGTCCTGACTATTTTATGGTTTGTTATCAGTGGATTGATGGTTCTACTACCCATATTGGGTACTTCACTTATCAGTATGGTTCAGGTTCTTACCCTGATCTGGATGGCATCACAGGCACGACAGTAGCCGATTTTGGTCAACATTTTCCCCGTATCTACTACAGACTTGGTGGTAAGCGTTTAATCTCTGATGACTACCAGGATACGGAAGCCTATAAAACTTCTGTTAAAATCTGCAAAAAGTTAGGGCTTGACTGGCTTGAAGTTGGTGATCAGATTTATGAAAGCCTCAGTTCACTGAGTAAAGTCAGGGATGTACTTTTAATTTTAGAAGTACCTGCAAACACTGAAAATACTATAGAGCAGGAGTACCTATTTAATTACTTCTATACCCTCTGTAATGTACGGCCTGTTTATACTGAGGATATATGGGATAGTACTGGAGGTTCAGGTGGATCTGCTACAGTTCCTGCTTCCGACTTAGACACATACGAAATACATACGGGTGCTATGATCAAAGCTGAAGATACTGATATTGCCACCTATAACAATATGGATTTGCTGGGTTATGCAAAGATTGCAGGATCCATTGGCCCTAAAGGAACTACATCTTCTGGTTATGCCGAAGATGGTGTGATCCCTACTAAAAATTCTGATGGTACTTATGGAACTAAATCCATGACTTACCATTTCTACAAGGTTCAGACTTCAGATACTGAGTATGAAGAGGTAAGGGTATATGAGTTAACTCATAGTGTCAGAGTTGGGGGTAGTAAAGTAACCAGGGGTCATGAACATGATCAGCTGATGGTCCCTCTGGATCATGCATTCAGAAAGCTGTTCTCTGCCCATGATCGTGAAACTCTTTAT